TGGCTTATTCCCCCAAGCCCGCAATTCCTATTATCGGACCAAAAGGGCAGGATCGCTCGCCTGGTCGTGCTAATGGATCAAAGGTCCATCATACTCTGCATGTAAGTGCTGCTGTGTGCAAGGGATGTGTGCTGCCTCCAGGTGATGACACCCAAGGACGACACCAGGGCAATGAGTACCCCATGAGAAGGGCCTTATTATTGGACGCTGCCTGTAGTTATGGGACTACGGGGGCCGGGTATACCCCTCGGAACTTTCGCCACGAGGTCGGGATGTTATATAGCCAAAAATTCGATATGAGAATCGGTCGCCCGTTTAATCCGTCTGGGGGGCTGGACTTACACGATATAGCACGCATCACATTTCCCATCCTGGATGGGGCCGACCCTGGTGCCACAGTGGACACACTGGAGGTTGGCACGGGTACGTGCGTTTACGTTAAGCTGGGGGGTTCCACGACCCACACATACGCCCTGTTGGATACGAATATCCCGAGGGGCAGTGTTGATGCAGTTCCCCCCGCCGCACTCAGCAGGAAGCTCCTGCCCTGCCGCCTGGAACTCAAACGGCTTGACGGGTGCAATAATCGCAGGGGCAGCCGGGGAGGACTTCGGGCTTTCGTCCATGCCCTTCTTGAAGGCTGCTTCCCAGTTCTCGATCCACTGACGTTGGCTGATCGACATGGGACGCTGGATGTCCCCCTTCCCGTTCTGTCCGTCCATTGGCAACCTCCAAGGTTTGGTCGATGAGACCGGCGACGGCGAAGAAGCCCATCGTCCGATCCAGGTGTTCTGTGTACGTGCTGAAGTCTGCGTCGCGGTAGCTCTTGCCCAGGCCGATCTGCTCGATCATCGTCGGGGCGACCCCGAAGATGCGACTGAGCACACCTGCCCCTGGGTGGTGCTTGAGCCACCAGACCCGAACCGCCGCCGCTTGCCAGTCGTGGAGGACTTTGGCGTAACGGCTGGTCCTTGAAGGCTCCAAGGATGGAAGGTCCGGCTCCTCGAAAACGATCTTACGGGACAGGTCATCGGCGGCACCGTTCTCCTCTCGCGGGATATGGACGATGGTGAGGCTCTTGAACAGGGGTGCCAGGCCCAGGGCTTCGTCCCGCAGCCGGCGGAGCGTAGCGTCCTTGACCTTCCACTCCTCGTGCATCTGCTTGACCACCAGGAGCGAATCACACTCGACATCCAGGTTCCAGAACCCGAGACGGAGGGCATGGCGGAGGCTGCTCAAAAGTGCCTGGTACTCTGCCTCGTTGTTGGTCCCCTGCCCAATCTGTGCTCCAACTTGGACCAGAACCCTGGACTTGTATTCCAACACATATCCTATGCCCATAGGTCCAGGGTTCGGACGACAGCTACCGTCGAACCGAAGAAGGGCAGGAGGCGAGTCGGGAAGCGGCGTGCTGCGGTCCACGGCAGTAGGCTTGGGGGGCTTCTGAGGAATGTGAGCGAGCATGACCGAATTATACACCAGGAATACAACATTGACAAATGCGTATCTTGCTGCCCCTCCAAGGACCACACTTGCGATGCCCCGCTTTATGTTGGGACCGGGAAAAGTTGTGTGACCTACGGTCTGCCCCCATCGGATCGTATTTGGGAAATTCCCCTCGTGGGGATTTGACTTTAGGGAATAAATGTGGTATGCTTAGCTAATGCGTGCGTTAGCGAGCCATTGGGAGGGAAGGCTACGACGTACATTTGAAATTCATCCCTGGATTTGCTTCTCACTTAATAATGTGGTATAATTCAATACGGTCGCGTTAGTCCATATGGCCCATTGTGGCATGAAAACTACCGACCGTGGGCAACTGATCGGCTCGTATCAGACAATTAACGAGCCTTTATACCGGCACCGGGTAAGATCGGTGCGACAAACGATCCTGACCAGCGAGAAAAGGAATAAGGCAACAGCTTTAGCTGAACTGGCAGGCCCCGGAGTCGTCGAGGGATTCATCGTTTTACTGCTATTAGCTGGTGAGCAACGAATGGCCAATAGAACACCGGGACGCCCCCGAAAACACGTTGGCCTGGTGCCTGTACTGAAGAAGGTGTCCGATGGCCCTGAATTGCGAGATTTGCGGGATCAAGAATACAAGCCGGAAGGATCGGTATTGCAGGAAGCACCAGAAAACGGTGCTCCGCCGGCTCGAACAAGTCGGATATTTGGAGCCGCTGAAGGTAACGACAGTGGACGGCGTGCAGACGCTATCCCGCCAGCGGTTCTTGACTCTCCAGGACGGTCCAGCACCGACGACGCCGACGTAACCTTCACGAATTTGCTGAAGAAGATCGGCCTGGAGATTGCGGCACCACTGCACCAGGACCGCGACACCCAGATGTTGAACCTGGAAGTGCTCGCCCGGAAGGTGTGGCGAGAAGCCCTCTCTTTGAACATGGGCAGCCAGAAGGCCCGAGAGATGATTGCGGAGCGTTTGGAGGGCAAGGCAGTTCGCGGCGACAAGCCAGTCCAGCCTGATACGACTATCGAAGAACAGATTGACCGAGCAGAAGTAGACCTCATCAACTCACTCAAGAAGGACGCATAATGTTTTCCAACGGCAAGGAAGTAATCGGGCGGATCACCAACACTGCACTCAACGCGGGTGCCGTCGAAGTCGTGTTCAAAGACCCGGATGGTGTCGCCCACGTCTTCGTTGCGGGTGAGCGTGTCCTGTTCGAGAGCGTGACCAGCAATAATCGAGCGACCGCCAAGGATGTCACCTTCTTCCAGGACGCGGACGCTGGGGTTGACCTCGATGCTGGCGAAGAAATCTGCGTCATTAGCCATGCCGCTGCTGGCCCCACCCAGATTTTCCTGGCCGATGGCGAGGGCAATGGGCTTCCCTCCCGGAAGATCAATGCCGCCCTCACCAACAAGTTCTACGCGGTCGCGTCTGCGGCTGGTGCAGTTGATATTCTTGTCAAGGCTTCCATCGTTCGGAGCTAATGATCCGAAGACGACGCCACCGGGGAGTGTCCGTGCGAACTCCGACTGTTTCCCCGCCCCCTGACGTGTTCCTGTCCGATGTTCAATGGATATGGGGCACGCCGGACCAGGCTATAGTCTACTTCGACGCCGACATTGTGAACCTCAGTTCTCTTTCGGGAATGATGTTCAAGGCGTCGGTTGGCGAAACGGAGTACCAGCCCAACGCCGGCTGGTTCCAATTGGACGCCCGGAGCGTTCAGGTCACGATGCCCCTGGATGCGACTGGCATTAACGTCGATTGTTCGTTGCAGTTTGATGATGGCGGGATTGAATTTGTGAATGGCGGCAAGCTCGCGGGGCTGCCGACGTACAACTTAATTCATAACGGCGGAGCACGACCTGAGCCATGAGTTTCACCCCCGAACTATTCCGGTTGATGCCGCCGGCCCAGTATGGGGTGGAGATGACTGACCCCTACACCGGGATCGTCATTCCCAAAGAGCCGTTGGCGAACCTGGCCTGGCGTCGGACGCTGCTGTCGAAAGCCAAACAATCACTCCCGATGCAGCGGGCATTGAAGAAGGCAGCGGCGACCTCCCCCATCTTCTGGGTCAATGCATTCGGCTGGACTTACCTCCAAAAGAAGATCGACAAGACCGGCAAGGATCGAGCAGCCCAGGGCAAGGCTGGCACGGTCGTCCCGTTCATCACCTGGAAGGTGCAGGACGATGCGATCCTGGAGCTACTGGATGCCATCGACAACGGCCACCAGGGCTTGATGCACAAGTCCCGCGACATGGGAGCGACCTGGATCGTGCTCGCGGTCTTCCAGTGGTACTGGCAGTTCCGGCCCAACACGAGCTTCCTGGAAATCAGCCGGAAAGAGAAGCTGGTTGATCGACGCGGCGACATGGACTCGCTGTTCGAGAAGCACCGCTTCATGCTTCGGATGCAACCTGAGTGGCTGCGACCCAAACGGGTTGTGGATCGGGAGATGCACTTCGAGAACCAGGACATCGGCACGACGATTGAGGGTGAATCGACCAACGAGAACGCCGGCCAGGCGTCACGTAAAACAGCGGTCTTCGCCGACGAGGCAGCCCGCATCCGCGAACTGGAGAACATCGACCTGGCGTTGGCTGATACGTCGCCATGCATCATCTACAACAGCACGCCGCAGGGGCCGAATACATACTTCACGAAGTTGTATCGTCAGTTCAAGAGTGGCGTCCGCGAAGGCAAGCTCATTCTCCTGCCCTTCTGGATGCATCCCGATAAGGCCGGCAACATCAGGATCGAAAAGGACGAGAATGGCACCGACATCGTGGTGTCCGACTGGACGAAGCAGGAGGAAGCGAAGCGGTCCAAGCGAAACATGGCTCAGAACATCTACGGCGAGCACGGCAAAGCCGGCGATATGTTCTTCGATGCCGATGAGATTGAACGCCACATGAAGGCCCATGAGCGGAAAGAACTCATGGTCGGCAACATCGGCTGGCGTGAAGACCTCAACGAGGAAGGGAAGCTCAATGTCATCCGCAAGCAGCTTGTCGATCAAGTGGCCTGGGTGGAAAACGGGGGCTGGAGACCCTGGCGTTTCTGGGTGCCCCTATTGGAAGACGCCAACGGGCACAAGCGGCCAAACCAACACACCCGGTATGTTTTCGGTGTTGACATCAGCAACGGGAGCGGGGCAAGCAACTCCGTTATCAGCGTGCTCGACCACGGCAGCGGGATGATCGTCGCCAAGTTCTGGGACGCCTTCACCAGCCCGGAAGACCTGGCCGAGGAAGTGGCCAAGGCCCAGATATTCTTCGGCGGCAAGAAGCCGGCGAGGATCGTGTTCGAGAAGAATGGGCCGGGCATCAGCTTCGGCAAGAAGATTGTCCAGAAGCTCCAGCTTCCCAACGTCTACTACCAGGAGGTCGTGGACGCGAAGACCAAAACGCGGACGAGCAAATGGGGCTGGCACTCATCCGACACGAAGAAGGAAATCCTTCTCCGCGACTACCGCGAAGCTCTGTCGCTGAACCAGATTATCAATCCGTGCCGAGAGGCTTTGGCTGAGGCACTGGATTACGTCTATGACGACAAAGGCAAGATCGACCCTGGCATCAGCGGTGGCGAAGATGGTGGCGGCACTGCCCTCCACGGGGACCACGTTATTGCGGATGCTCTGCTGGTCATCGGTCGGGTGGGGATGCCGACGAAGGAAACCGACAAACACGAAAGTCCGAAGGGGTCGTATGCCTGGCGTCGTAACCGCCGGCTTCAAGGTGATAAGGAGGAACGTGATGCATGGAGCACGACGTAAAATGGACATCACTGTGACATTTCTCGGAGGCCCTGGGGCCATTGCAGGGATGAAGATCAAGGTGGACATGCTGCCTGAAGTGAAGGCATTCTTCGACGAGCATGATAAGCAGGTGTTCGTCTATCGCCGCGATCCAATCATCTGTGAGCTTTGCTACATCTACGACCATGCTTTGAGCAAGGGGCTGTCCCGCGACTACGAGAAGGCCAAGGCCCTGTTCACCGACCTACAGCCGGCGAACCTCAAGCTGGATGAGACCAAACCAATCCCTGCGGAAGTGACGGAACCTTCCCCTGGGACGTTCAGAATCGGGGATACAGTTCAGGGCGGAACTGGCTTGGATGATCCGCCCCAGGATGATGAAGACGAATGAAGAAATACCTGATTACCGTTCTCCTGGCTTTATCCTTCGCAACTGGACGAGGGATATTCCCCAAGGAAATCCATCACTGGCATGGTGTTGAGACGCTGGCTCTGGTTCACCAGGAGGGGGTGCCCGAGTCAATCGAGGCGTGGACAGTTGAGATAGCCAGGCGGTTTCCAAACGCCTTCGTCCTGTTCTCGCATGGTGGCGACGACAAAGGCGTGTGGCGGTGCTACGCCGAACCTGGAAGCAAGATGCGAGGTAAGACCGTCCAGGAAGTGGCCGACATCCTGCACGCCAAGTACCCTGACCGGATCATCGTGCTCATCATGTGCAATCCAGGGCACGCCCGCATATCGACGCCAAACGTCTATTACGCCTTGGATTCGGTGTGGTTTGAGACCGACCGATCTGCTGACGCCACAGAGCGGGCAAGGGCCGTTCCTGAGTTCGTCGGCAACATATTTGAGTTCGTCACCGGACGGTAATTTGCTTATCGGACGGAAATGTGGTATAATTATGGGACACTGAGTATCCCATTCATTACACAAACGGAGGATTTGTATGGCCGTCACTGCCGGTAAGAAGAAAAGCAACAAGAAAAGCTCGGGTCAGTACGATGACAGCAACCGTGGCGTGCTGTTCATGAACGACAAAGGGGACAACGAGAACCGGCCCGACATGACCGGCAATCTCGCCATCGACCCCGAGCAGTACGAGTTGGGCGAGGATGGCCTCATCCACATTCGCCTCTCTGCTTGGAACAAGAACTCTGAAAAGGCGGGGGACTATCTCTCCATCTCCGCCCAGCAGTTGAAAAACAAGCAGTAATCCGCTTACCGCCCTGTAGGGTTGCCGCTTTTAACGGTGGCCCTATGGGGCGTCCCATTCCTGGAGCTACATGAAGATTGCCCCACCGATTGTCAGCAAAGCCATCAACGCCAGCTTCGGGAAATACGACCACTTGCGTAAGGCTCGTGGGCGTTTCATGCGGCAGATGGTTGGCAGGTTCTACAACAAGTCCAGCAGCCGCCGCAATGACCGAGAAGATCGGCTCGCCTCGCCGATCAACATGCTGCACACCGCCGTTACGACCCTGGTGCCCAACCTGGTCGCCAACGAACCGAGGGCAAAGGTCAGCACCGACATCCTCATCTATGAGGACTACGCGGAAATGCTGGGCTTAGCCACCAATAATCTCATCAAACGAATCAAGCTGAAGGTTTCCCTTCGCAAGGCGATCTACGACGCGATCTTCCTGGCCGGCTTCATCAAGACCGGGCTGGCTTCCGGGGATGAACTGTTGACGATGGATGGCACCGACTTTGAAATCGGCCAGCCTTATGCCGACCGCGTTGACCCCGATGACATCGTGCTCGACCCCTGGGCCAGGGAGTGGGAAGCCCAGACATTTATTGGCAATCGGTATCGGGCCAACCTGGATGACCTGGAGGCGACGGGCCTCTATGACATGGACTTGCTTCGGAAGCTGCCCAAGAGCGACGACGCCAGCACCACTGCTGCACGATATGCGTCCAAGCTCAGTGGCGGCGACCCCAGCCGGGAGTTCGGCGAAGTCCAGGAGTTCATCGACCTGTGCGACGTGTACTTCCCCCGAGAGAAGATCGTCGTCACCCTCCCCTACTACGACGGCGGCAAAGCTGACCAGTTCCTCCGCGTGGCGGACTACATCGGGCCGAACACCGGCCCCTATCACATGCTGGGGTTCACCCCGGTATCCGACAACCTCCTGCCCGTTGCTCCCGTGCATATCTGGTACGACCTTCACATGATGGGCAACAAGATTGCCCGGAAGCTCGCCAAACAGGCCGAGCGGTTGAAGAACGTCCTGGCCTATGAAGGCGACGCCCAGGAAGATGCTGAAGCCATCGCTGAGGCAGACGACGGTGAAGCAGTCCGCGTGTCCGACATCAACAAGATCAAGGAAGTGAAATTTGGCGGGGCCGGCACTGAAGCCTATCAGTGGATGCAGTGGACTAAGACTGCGTTCGCTGAACAGGCAAACAGCATGGATTTGCTGAGTGGCACCGGGACCGACGTGCCGACCCTGGGCCAGTCCGAAATGCTCCAAGCGAATACGAGCGTGCGGATGGGCGACATGCAGGGGTTGGTCTATGCGTTTACCGAGGAAGTTGAACACGACCTCGGCTTCTTCTTGCACACCGATCCGCTCATCGAGCTTCCCCTCATCAAGCGTGTGATGGGCGTCAAGACCCAGGTGGTCTACACTCCCGAGATGCGTCAAGGGGACTTCTTCGACTTCACGTTCAAGGTCGAACCCTTCAGCATGGCTCGTCCCGATCCGAACATGGCCGTGCGTCGTAAGATCGAGTTCGCTACCAGCGTCATCCCAGCCGCCGCTCAAGCTGCCATGCTTCTCGGTCCTGGGTTCCGTGTTGGCCCCTTCCTGAAGGACATCGCCAAAGACGTTCAGATGGACGGCCTGGAGGAGTGGCTGGACGATCCTTCGATCCAGCAGTGGATCATGCAGAAGGTTCAGATGGCGATGATGATGGGCGACCCCGGCAAAGCCGGCGGTATGCAGAACGGCGTGCCTCCCCCGTCATTCAATCCGCAACAGCCGGTTCCGACCGCGACGGGACCGACCGGCGGCGTCACACCCGAGACAGAATCGAACATGGCTCAGCAGGAATCGTCCGGCGATTCACAGGGGGCACGGCAACCGTCCGTGAAACAACTTGCTCAGGGGTACTAATGGCATACAAGGTGGTCGAATCGGTATTGTGGATTACCGCATCCGCAATGTTGCTGGGGGCTAACATCGTTTCGTTCATTCGCATTCTGCGAGGAGGTTGAAATGGCCAAACAAGGCGGAGGCATCTACAGCTTCTCATGCGAGAAGTGCGAAGACCGCTTCTCCCAGTTCTGCTGGGATAGCGACGTGGACAAACAGCACTGCCCTACCTGTGACACCGTGGGGAAGAAGATCGACGATGAGCCGCAAAGCACCGCCGGGTTCCGGCAGGTGCAGTACAGCAGGGCATTGGGCGTGCTTCCCGAGCAAATCGAGGAAGCCAAGCGTATGTTCCCTCATCATGAGTTCGCCCCGGACGGGCGGATGATCTTCGAGAACGCCAAACAGCTTGACCGCGTGAAAAAAGACCTGGGCTTTGAGCATTTTTAAGTCCGATAATTTGCATTCAGTCCAATAATGTGGTATAATTACAGTTCTACGGAGGTATTCTGTGGCTGACGACTTTAATATGAACGATCAAGCAGACCTGAACAGTACCGAACCTGCATCTTCGGAGATGCCGGAATTGACCGCTGAGCAGAACGCCAACATCGAATCTGCGATGGAGCGGTTTTTCGAGAAGGCCCCCGAGGAATTGGAGGGCAAGAGCGAGAAGGCTGCCAAGGATACCGAAAAGGCCGAAGTGTCTGGTGACGTGGCCCAGCGGCGTCGGGATCGAAACCGGCAAGCTCGCCTGGAGCAGCAGGAAGAACTTCGTGAGGAGGGTCTGGAGACCCCCGAGAACGATGCGACAGAGGAAGGGAAGCCGACCGAAAAGGTCGCCAAAGAAACAAAGGTCGAAAGCAAGGCGGTCGCCGCTGAAACGCAGGCTGAGACGCCGGCTGACATCGACCCCACCCTACGTTACTTCGCGGAAGCGGAGCTTGGGTGGTCCAAGGAAAAGATTGATCGTCTCGTGAAGGCCGACCCTGAAATCGCCGCCGAGACGTTGACGAGTTTGGCAGAGAACTACACGAACCTGTCACGGCAGTACCTCCCTGGCACCCAGGCCGCACCTGGCACCCAGGTCCAACCGCCCGCACAGAATGTGGTTGAGCCACTGACGCCCCGACTGGACAAGTTTTACTCCGCCCTCAATGACTTCAAAGAGGCAAACGGAGATGAGCTTGGCGAGTTCGCGGACGCCCTGAAAGCTGAACTGATCGAACCCGTGAAAGCAATGTTCGCGGCGAATCTGGTTCAGCAGCAGGAGTTGAACAAGACGGAAGCCCGTCAGACGTTTACTACATTGACCGAGAAGTTCCCGGAAATGTATGGCACGGCTGACAAGCCCCTCACTCCTGAGCAGATGGAGTTCAAGAAGCAGCTTGGCCAACTGGCTGACGATCTTCGGATTGCCGCCAAAGCCAAGGGCATTGACCTCTCCCCGAGGAAGGCCCTTAACCAGGCCCATCTGTCGGTTTCGGCACCATTCCGAAACCAAATCGTGCGTAAAGGTATCAAGGAACAGGTTCACAAACGGCAGAACGCGATTACGGCCCGGCCCACTCAACGGCTGGTTCCCGCGACTGCCGGCAAGTCCAAGGAAGCGGCTGAAGAAGCTGTCGCAAGGTTCGCTGCTGATCGAGGCATCGAAGGCTTCGACGACTAAATCCTGCCCCTCTCTCGGACAGAAGAAAATAGGTTTGTATCATGGCAGTTGGAATTTCAAACGCTGACCTCATCGACCTGACGAAGACCACCCTGGAGAATCTCCCGGATATGGACTTCGAGGTCGCTCTGGCGAAGGTCAATTACGTCGCCGTCAATACGTGGTTCCAGAAAGACAAGATGGAAATTGATGGCGGCACGAGCATCGTCCGCAACATCATGCTGGACAACTCGGGCAACGCCCGTCACGTCCGGCTCTACCAGCGTTCGAGCATCAACGTCGCCGATGTCCAGAAGCGTTTGACCGCACCGTGGGTGCAGGTCGAAGGCCAGTGGAGCATCGAGCGTCGTGAAGTGCTGCGTAACCGTGGCAAGGCCCGGTTCATCAACCTCGTGGAGTCCCGCCGGCTCGACGCAATGTTGGCGATGGCCGACTTGCTGGAAACCCGTGCGTGGAAGACTCCGCAGGACTCGAACGACGACCTGAATCCCCGTGGTCTGCCGTACTACATCTCGAAACTCATCCCGGCTGTCGGCAGCGGCTATGACGCCCTGATCGACATCGCGGGTGGCTTCAGCGGTCGCCGCATTCTGTGGGGCGACACGACCCAGACCATCAACGACAAGTCGGGTATCAATCCGACCACCCAGTCCAAGTGGCGTAACTACGCCGACACGAAGACCGGCATCAACTCCGACTTCATCACGAAGCTGAGCCGTGCCTTCTATGCGACTCGTTTCCGCAGCCCCATGCTGGCGAAAGACCTCAGCAAGGAAGGCTCGAACAAGTTCCGCATCTACATGGGCCTGGATGATGTCGTCTCGTATGGCGATCTGGCTCGCAAGGCCAACGAGAACCTCGGTGCCGACCTGGACAAGTTCCACGGCGTCCTGGCGTTCAACCGCGTCCCCGTCGAGCATGCCCCCGAACTGGACGGCGACACTGACCGCCCGGTCTACGGCGTGAATCACGACAAGTTCAAGCCCTTCGTCCTGGAAGGCGACTGGATGCGTGAGGATGAGCCGGACCGTGACCCCGAGCTTCACAACGTCGCCACGACCTTCGTGGACGGCTCGTACCAGTATGTGGGCATCAACGTCCGCGAAGGCGGCTTCTGCATCCACAACGTCCTTACCGCCTAAACAACCGACCGAGGGGGGCCTGCGTAGCGGGCCTTCCCTCATACGGTTGACGGCAAAGTGTATTTAGCCACTGCCCTTTAGGGCGGGAGATAGAAATCATGCAGTACAGCGGTTCTCAAGACCTCAAGACGATTCGCCGGTATTTCACCGGCACCACGACCATTCGCAAGGGTCAGATTTTTCACTACGACCAGGCTGCGACGAAGACTGACGCCGACCCCAAGCTGCGGCTTGGCCAGGCTGTGCAGGCCGTTGCGGCGGGCAACGTGAAGTTCTTCGCCGGCGTCGCTCCCGAGAGTGAAGCTGGCAAGGTTGGCCCCTGCTTCGTTGAGCTTCTTCAGCCCCAGTCCGGCGACGTGCTGGACGTGGAAGTTGACGGCACCGCCGACGTGGCGGCTGGCGACTTCCTGGAGCCGGACAACACCAAAGGTGCCCTGGTTAAGGGTACTGCGGCAGACGGTGACATCCTGTTCATCGCCTTTGAAGCCAACACGACCGACAACGTGAAGACTGTCAATCGCGTTCAGAAGGTCTAATTGAAATCCCCCTGGCGTAGCTAGGATGCTACGCAACCTCCGGTTGGGGGCCGAGGCAACGGCCTTGGCCCCCAATTTTTTTCTGGGGAACGAATGGCTGATTCAACCCTCCGACTCACTTACGATAAGCTCCGCATCCGAGTTGCGGAGTACCTGGGCGTGGCCTACTACGGGGCTGCCGGCGATCAAGCTGCTCAGCTTCCGATTGACGCCCATGACCTGGACCGCGTGACGCGGCTGGTGGATGACGGCTACCATCGGTTCATGACGGAGAATGACGGGAAGTGGAACTTCCTAACCGTGCCTCTGACTCTCGTGTTCGGCACGGGCCTGGTCGCAGCGGATGCGTCTCGCCTTTACCTGCCTGACGACTTCTACGGAATTATCATCGGGCCGTTCACCTACGGGGCCACTGGGCCTCGGATAGAGATTACCCAGGTGACGGACGTAGAGCTTCGCCGGATGCAAGCTGCTAGTAGCAGTACGGGTACGGCGACCTATTACACGGTCCGTCCCATCAACACGATTGCGACCGCGACCGGCCAGCGGTGGGAAGCTGTCTTCTATCCTGCCCCGACTGGGACCGAAACGATTACAGCCCGCTACAAGAGGTTCCCCCAGGCGATGGCCAACGGGACCGATTCACCTGTCAGCGGCTATATCCATGACCGGACCATCCTGGCCGCGTGCATGGCTGAAGCAGAACTGGACATCGGGGACAACATTGGGCCGCGTGAAGCGGCCTATCAACGGGAGCTTGCGAAGTCGAAGCGGATTGACCTCCGCACGACCGCACCACGAATCTTGGATTATGGGGATAAGTCCGAAGCAAAGTCGTATGGTCGCCCAGCGAACTACTACGGCGTCGATACCTACAACGGTAACGCAGTCTAATTTGCTTTTCGGGTAATTTGGAGGTATAATTATGGGACTAATGGAAACATTCGTCGCCGCAGGCGATCTTCACGGGGACCGACAGGACATTACTGCGGTTCGGGCTTTCAAGAAATTCGTCAAGGAATTTGATCCGAAGATGCGGATTTTCCTGGGTGACATCTGGGACTTCCGGGCGATCCGTGAAGGGGCCAAGAAGGATGAGAAGCGTCATTCCATGCAAGCCGACTTCGATGCCGGCATGGACTTCTTGAAGTGGTACAAGCCCAACGTCATCACCCTCGGCAACCATGACCAGCGGCTATGGGATTTGGTAGATAAGGATGGGGTCAAGAAGGCCGGCCCGCTTACCGATTTGGCCAAACTGTTTATCGGTGAGTTCGAGGAGTTGACCACCAGCAATGGCACCATCGTCCTGCCCTTCGATAAACGCAGAGGAATTTACAAGTACAACGGCCAGAAGTTTGGGCATGGATTTGTCGGCGGCAAGAACGCTGCGTCCGAGATGGCCCAGGTGTACGGCAATATCATCTTCGGCCACATTCACGCCGTTGATGTTGCGAGTGAACCGGGGGATGAACCCCGAGTGGCCCGTTCAGTTGGCTGCCTTTGCCAGTTGGACATGAGCTACAACCGCTCGCATTTGACAGCTATGCGGCAGCAGCACGGGTGGAGCTACGGAGCGTTCCTGCCTGACAACCGCACGGAGATTTTACAAGCCACGATCAATGATGGTCAGGTAGTGTTTGCCGACCGTCTCCGCATTTACGCGGCGTGAGGATAAGAAATACAGACCCGAGAGGTTTGTATCCAAGTTGCCCAGACGGGCAGGAAGAAGTCACATGAATCCGTTCCAGTTCCTCTCACAGTTGAAGAACCTGCCCCGCACGAGCGGCGACGGTGTTCGTCTTTACATGCCTCTCGCCCCCTTCGATCTTTCCACCGCTGCCGGCCTGGGCCTGACTGCGGCGACGGTTCCCGCCATCGTGGCGAGTGAAACCAATGCCCTTGTCGCGTCCTGCGTCGCTGGTCAGACTGCGTGCGGCACCTTCTCGTTCATCGTGCCCCAGCACTACGACCCGACCTCCGACGAACTGAAGATCAACGTCCTGGCGGTGTCCGGCGGAGCGGCTGACGCCCCGACCCTGACTTGCACGGCCTACCGTAAACGTGCGGGTGCGGCCCTGACTGCTGCCCTCACCGTGGTTGCCAGTGCGGCTATCCCGCTGGCGGCTGCGAAAGCTGCGGTTCGTACCATCAGTTTGAATGGCAATACCCTCGTGGCCGGCGATGTCGTGACGATCAACCTGGTCTCCGCCGCCCATGCGACCGACGCGGTGTTCATCTCCAGCGTCGAAGTGCAGTTCAAGAGCGGCATCGTGGCCACCGATCCTTCGATCCGGTAAGCCTCATTTGCACACCTGAAAGCCGGTGGGGGCGGTGTCATCCGGCATCGCCCCCACATTTGTTTCGGGGAGAGTCATGGCCAATAAGCCCGTAGAATGGAAGACGCCGATCAAGGGGATTCTCAAGGATGCCGCGTTCGCGGACATCCCTGTGGATGGAGCGATTGATGGCCTCAATGTCCTGCCCTTCGACCGCCAGGGAAGAATGAGGGCCAACCAACGGGCGGGTACGTCGAAGATGTATGCCACCCAGCTTGGTAGCGGTTCTCAGAACGTCGCTTCTCTCACCCAGACCACTATTGCTCTCGACCCAGCCACCGTGACGGCGGACCAGTTAAACTTCAACGAACCGTTCACCTATGCCAACGGCAACCTCGGCACATTGAACGCGAATTGGTTCTGCTCCAACGCGGCGAGCAACAGCATCAAAGCAGTCTACAACGCAGCTTCAAACGTCGCTGCCGTAGTCATCATCTCAAATCAAGCCGATAAAGGTCTTCAGCGTTGCGGAGCAAGATACACTGGAGCTATCACATTGGGATCGGCCTTCGTGTTGAAGCTCACCATACGAGCAGAGACCGGCACTCTCAATCCAAACTACTATCTCGCGGCTCGACTTGGGGCAGTTGCGGGGAGTGCGGGTACTAACGCTCTCACCCTCACCTTCCAAGCCAGCACCAGTGCTGGACCAGGAACAATCAGTATCGCATCCAACGATGTCACCATCTCCAGCATCTACACTATCCCGACGAATACCTCCGCACTCCTGAACACTTCCGAGCATATTTTAGAGTTGCGGGCCAATGGAGATTCGTTCCAAGGATACGTGGATGGGATTCTGTATGTGACTGCAACAACCTCCGCCGGTTCGTCCCAGACGCAGGTTGGATTCGCGTGGATTGACGCTGCGGGAACGGTTACGAATGCCCCTGTGGATAACTTCCAGGTCTATACCGCGACCTCGGTTGCGACTCTGCGACAGACGAATCTTGTGGCATGCAGCGGCGGCAACGTGTACGAGGGAAATTCCACTGGAACAAGTATCGCGGTGGCCGTTGGTGGTACGGCGATCCTGAAAGCCGACGTGATTCCCTCAGTGGCGGTTTCGACTGGCAAGGCATACATCGTTGACGGATTCACGATCAAACAACTGAACCTCCTGACGCAGAGCATGGAAACCTATGCCGCGACAGCGGGCACCGCTCCAACCCTCTGCACCCTCGCGGCGGTCTACAGGGGGCGTCTGGTTCTCGCTGCCCCTCGTGACAACATGCAGAACTTCTTCTTCACACGGGTTGGCACCCTGACCGACTGGGATTATTCCCAGACGGACAGTGCGGCGGCGTTCGCCGGCAACGCATCGACGGCGGGCAGGATAGGCGAACCTATCATCAGCCTCATGCCGTTCTCTGACGACGTTCTGTTGATCGGCGGCGACCACAATCTCTGGGCGATGCGGGGCGATCCTGCGGACGGCGGCAGCATTGACATGGTGAGTGACGCCATCGGAATGTTGGGGTCGAACGCCTGGACTAAATCCCCGGACGGCACAGTCTACTTCGTGGGCACTGGCGGGTTCTTCAGGATGTCCCCTTCGGGAAGTGCTCCAGAGAACCTTAGCAACGGGAAATGGGCCGACTTCTTCCGGCAGATCAACCGAGGTTCCTCTTACGTGCAGATGGCCTGGGACCGCGACCGAGAAGGGGCGTACATCTTCGTGACGCCTGTTGTGTCGGGTACGACAACGCACATTTGGTATGACTCCAAGACAGGCAGCTTTTGGCCCATTCAGTTCCCGGCGTCGCACGGCCCCATCTCTGCAATCGTGTTCGATGGCGACGGTCCGAGTGACAGGGCAATTCTCATGGGCGGGCGAACTGGGTACATCCAGAAGCTCACCCAGACCGACAAGAGCGATGATGGCACTGCTATCTCCAGCTACCTCATCTTCGCCCCTTACCTATCCTCGAACGTCACTGAATCGCTGTGGGAATGGGCAGACGTGATCCTGGGCGAGCCGCAGACTGGGTTCGTGGCCGGGGACTACAACGCCAAGATTGAAGTGTTCACAGGATCGACAGTGGAGCAGGCATACAGTGCTCCCAGGTCCACCCGAACGAAGACCTTCACCGCCCCTCGCCGGCAGTTCAGATGGCTCAATCGTTCCAGGGGCAACGCCTTCATCGTGAAGGTGTCGAACTCGGTGCTTAACAAGACTTGGAACTTGGAGCGGATCGTGGCGATGGTCATGGACGGTGGACTTGTTCGGAGGCGGTAATGCCAAGTATTGACCGAAACGCGGCTAATTCAATGCGACTCCGCCGCAACCAGCAGCGGGGCCGGGCCGGTGCTCTTACCAGCACGATACGGGTCGCTGCTCCGCTCCAGAACACGGGCAGTCAAATCCAGTTGAATCTGGACTCTGCTGGCGGACTTGAAAGTATAAGCTCCCTGCTCCGCGTGAAGTTGATCGACACGTCCCTCACTCGCGGGGCGACAGGCATCGGCGTGAATCTGAGGGGCGGCAGCGGGATGCTCATTTCCACTGGCCTCGGGATTCTGCTGGATGGAGCTTCGCTTTCGTTGAGTGCATCGGGCATCAAGTTTACCGGCTACCTTCCCTACGCCCCTGGTGCAAGCGTGACTGTCCCTACTGGGAACTTTACGGTGATGGCGAAGCGGTTGATCTTGACGAGCACCCAGCGGGTGACTCTCCAAGGCACTGCACAACTGAGGATCATATAATGGCCGACGCAGTATTCGATCAAGAAGCTCCTCCCACCCCAGTCGGTGGCACAGTGAATACGCTGTTCCCCCATTCATCCACCGCCCAGTTTTCTGAGCAGAACAACGCTGGGTATGTCCGAACCCTGCACGGTCTGCACAACTCCAATACTGCGGATGTTGTGGCTAACGCGGCAGACACTTATCTGACCGGCTCTAACCTCGCCATTCCATCACACAAGCTCCAAGTGGGAACGAAGTTCACCTGGGTCATGGCAATCACCAAGACGGCGGCTGGTGTTGCTACTCCCATTTGGAGAATCCGTATTGGGACGGCGGGATCGGTCGCCGACACTGCCCGATTGACTTTGACAGGCCCCGCCCAGACAGGCGTGATTGATACTGCTTACGTCACGGTTGAAGTGACCGTCCGGGCTATTGGCGGGGCATCTGGCGTTATCTCCGGGGTTCTCACCCTCACCCATAACCTGGATGCGACTGGGTTTGCTAATATTGGAAGCCCTACTCTGGTGGCTACGTCGGCGGCTTTTGATACGACTGTGGCTGGCCTCATCATTGGTATTTCGGTCGATCCAGGGGCCTTGGGGGTGTGGACACATACCATCGTCGATGCCGACGCATGGAACATCTAATTTGCTTTAAGTCCGAAAATGTGGTATAATTAACGCTCTCCTGGAGTTAAATGGCAATCAAATATAATGGCGTGAATCTCTCGCCTCCCGATCCGATTCAGTACAAGCCCTACACTGGGGGCTTCAGCATTACTGACGCGATTAACCTCGCTCAGACGGGGCAGAACCAGGCCAACAACGCGAACAACCAACGATACGGCCAGGGCCTCAATGTATTGTCAAAGGGGTATAACCAGGGTGCCGGGTTCATCTCTGGTGCGTTGAATGACATTAAGAATGTCGGGGCCAGCCAGCTTGCCGACATCAACCAACGAGAGAAGTCGGGCATTGCGGATGTTCAGCAGTCGGCTATTGGCCGGGGCATCGGGAATACGACCGTCATGGATACCATGTCGGCGATTCCCCAGCGATCCGCTGAATTGGCCCGCCTATCCCTCGCGGACCAGCAGGCCCAGTCTCGTAGCAACATTCGACTTCAACAGGCGGGGCAAGCGAACGCCGGGGCGAACAGCATTTCCAACTTCATCGCCAACCGGAATGACATCGCTCCCAGCATCGGCGATTATGCCGGCCTCGTGTCGGCTGCGTCGCAAGCTCAGGCGGCGAACACGCCCACGAAGAAGACCACTATCACCAGCACGCAGGGCAGCATCAACCATTTGAATACCAGCGGCGGATCGTCCGGTGGCGGCGGTGGTGCCCTGGGTTCCAACACGGCTATCCAAGCTCCCCAGCAGGGACAGATTCCACAGGAGCAGCCGCCCGTTCCGAACACCCCCAACACTCCTACGCCGAACACTCCGCCCACACCCAATACGCCTCCGACTCCAAACACCCCGAATACGCCGCCTCCCCCGATTCCTAACCAGCCCCCGCCGACCCCCAATACTCCGAACACTCCCTGTGCTTCGCAATCGACCGATCCAAGTAAGTGCGGATACATCTCGGTCCAATGGTCGGGCTGCTCTGACCCGAACGTCGGTTCGATCCAGAAGATGATCCATATGTGCAAAGGGTACGCATAATGGCGATCAACGTCACATACGGTCCAATCTCTGCTGCCCTCGGCATGGCCCAACAGGGCGGGGCCGGACAAGGGCAAGTCCAGGCTCAGCAGCTTCAATTGCAGAAGCAGCAGCGGGACATGGAACTGATACGGATGATGCAGCAGGCCCAGGCTCAACAGGACCAGCAGGATAACTTCGTAATCTCCAACGCTCTCAAAGCGGATGACGCCAACGCGGACCTGGAGATGAAGCAGCGGGCAATGGACGCGGCTAACACTCAGCAGGTGGCGGAGAACCAACAGCGTAACCGTCAGCTTGACATCAGCCAGCAGGCCGTCTCCGCCAACGACGCGAACGCCCAAGCCCGCATGGCTCAAAGCCAGCAGTATCATCAGCAGGGGCAGGAAAACTTCCAGACCAACCAGGACCGCCTTAACGCCAATTCGGGATTGAATCCCGAGGAAGCGAATCGCAGGGCCTTGGATGCCGTTCGTCGTTCGGCTTCGCTCATCAGTGCGGAGCTTCAGAAGAAGGCCAAGGAAATCAATTCCTACGTCATCGACGAGAACAAGGACTTCGCCACGAAGCTCGATCCGACGCCGCTACCCGGCGGCAAGCATGTCGCTCTGGGCATGATGCCGAAGTACCAGGCGGCTCTACAAGCTGCTCAACAGCTTCAGCAACAACTGGACGGGATGAACCAGGAAGTGGTTACTCGTACCAACAGCTTGACGGGAAAGACCGCTCCGGTGGTCGATCCTGGCACCGTCAACAAGATGGTGGATGCTCAGCAGCAGGCCCCAGCTAATAGCAGCCCTGCGGCTGGCTCGGGTTCTCCTCCGGTGGTTCACGACGCGACCGAGTACGCTCAGGTTCCCAGCGGCACGACCTACATTTGGGCCGGCGACGGCAAAGCCTACACAAAGAAATAAACTATGAATCCCTTCGGTGACGCACCAGCGAATGCTGCCCCGTCTCAGCCCCAAGCCACGTCAAATCCTTTTGGCGATCCACTGGCTTCAACAGGGTCTCAGGCTTTCGATTCATCCAACCCAGTCATCAGTCAGGCAGCGGAAGGCTATGTTCGCCAGAAGTGGGAACAGCTTGGCCATGCCGCTTTGCAGTCCCAGGGGCAGAAGATTGTCTCTAGTGCGGACGAGGCTTATCGGCAGGCCAACCCAGGCGAAACCCGTCTGGTGACTGAGGCATCCGAAAAGACCCTCCCCAACGCCATCGCATATCTCCAGGGCAGCATCCCACCCGAGCAACGACAGGCCACCGAAGATAAGTGGCGGCAGGAATACAGCACCAACGCTCTTAACGTCGCCCTCGCAGGTCAGCAGGCCGGGCAAGCTGGAAAGACTCCCGAACAGGTGGGAAGACTCCAGGCAACTTTGGTCAATGCTCCCATTCGCGGAGCAACGAAGACCGTCACCGAGCCGGTCAAGGGTGGGGCAAATCTCATCCTGGGGACGGTCGAGCAAGGCGTTGAAGCTGGCTACCAGAATGGCGAGGGTGCTGATCCAAACGCTGGCACCAGTTCCGCAGCCATCGCACGCCAGGCTACCGCCAACACTCTCAACAAGATTACGGGCAACGTCGAAAAGTCCTTCCCCCAATCCACTGTCGCTCAGAACAGCCACTTCGGTCTGAACACTGGGACGGCCCAGAAGTTGGTCGAATCCGGTGCAGAGATGATTCCCCCATTGATAATGATGGGGCGAGCGTTCCAAGCCGGCGGAGTGGATAAGGCATTGGCCTTCGGCCAGATGGGGGCACAAGGCTTCCAAGCTGGTTACGAGAGAACCTATAACGCTGCCCGTGCTCAGGGCTTGAACGAAGCAGACGCAAACTCTGTGGCTCTGGCCGGCGGTGCCGTTGACGGCGTGGTCAACACCTACTTGATGAAGTTCGGTGCCATCGGTTCGGCAGCTACGAAGCAGCCGGCGATCCGGGCGGCGATGACGATGGCGGTCAAAGATGCCTTCGCCCAAGGTGCGGTCGGTGCCGGCCAGGGATTGACCAGCGAGGCGTCCAAGTATCTGCTGACAGGCGAATCCCCCTCCCTTGAAGCGATCCTCCACCAGGCGGCAGTCAACGCCGTGGGCGGGCTGGGGTCGGGTGGCGTGCGTGGTCTCGCGGAAGGCCGTGCTCCAGTCGCCGAAAATACAAAAGCCCTGGAAGTGTCTGCTCCCCAAGCCAAACCCAACGAAGTCCCGGCCCCCACTGCCGAGGTAATGAAGCCTCTCCTCACTGCCCCCGCTCCCGAGCCGAAGACGAGTCTGGTTGACAAGGCGGTTCCCAAATACCGCGTCCAGGAAGGGGCAGAGTCCAAGGGCCTTGTGCTCGACTTCGAGAATCGTGACGACAAGCTCCACTATGCCGCGACTCAGCCCAGGCTGGGGAAGGTCGGCAAGGAAGCCATCAACGAACTGAAATCCCGAGGGCTGACAGATGACCAAATTGAAAGCTATGGCTCTGAACTTCGTGACCGCGTTTCTAAGCTGGCGAAGGGAAGTGCTGGCGATACGGTCAAAGTCCCGTCAATTACGCCGCCAGCGGCGGCTGTTGCAGGAGTTGGCACGCCTGCTGAACAAGGACAATCCGGGCCAGTGCCAGTCCGGTCAATGCAACCTGCGGAGGTAGCAAATGCTCAAGTCAAGGCTGAAGCTCCTGTGGCACTTGCTGGTGGACCGGGAGATGCGGCGAACGTGGTTCGAGTACCTGAAGGAAGACAGACAGGTTTACCGGGAGGTACTCCAGAAGTACCGCAATCCGGGGCTGGCAAGGTCGTCTTACCTGAAGGAACGGTATCAAAGCCAGTACCTTCTGAATCGGTACGGGCCGTTCCCGAAGTGGCTAAAGCCGAATCCGACCTTCCGAACATTCGACCCGAAGCGAGACTTGTTAAGCCAAGCAAGTACGTCCGGGCTGCTTCAAACGCAGTCGAGAAGGTTCTGGGCATCAAAGTCGTCCACATTAACGACTCCGGTGGTGCCGCTGGCTTCATCCACCCAGATCATCCAGGAGTCGCGTTCATCGACGCTCGTTACCCCGTAAAGGGGTGGGTGTCGGTTCTGGGCCATGAGTGGATGCACACTGTCCAGGACAGCGATCCGGCTGCCGCCAAAGCCTTCCTGGAGGCGATTCCCCAGGAGCAGCGGACGAAGTACATGGACACCTACAAGTCGAAGCTCGCCAAGATGAAGGGCATCGACACGAGCAAGTACCTGACGCCGGAAGTGTCCGAGCGGGAAATCGGGGCGATGGCTTTGCAGGATGCGGCCACCCGTTCCGTCATCCGCCGTGCCCTCATGGGGCAGAAGGCTGGTGTCTGGGAGAAGATCGTCGAAACCGGCCAGGGCATCTGGGATAAGCTCACTGGCAAACATCAGATCGTGGACAAGGCTCTTGCCCTTCTCCGCGATAAAACAGTCAAACCGGAGGAAGCAAATGTTTCGGAAGTTCCTAGCAAAAATGGAGATAGAGGGGTACGAATACTGGGAGGAAATTCGGAGGCAACAAGCGGAGGCTCAGAAGCGGCAGTCCCGAAAACTGAGGCTGCTGGCCCACCTGCGAAAGTACGGGCCACCCGTCGCCCCCGTGAAGTCGAAACCCAAGGCACCCTCTTTGCTCCGAAGGGCAATGACCGCATTCGTAAGGAAGCTGAGGAATACACAAAGGCGAACGGAGTACCCTACCACCCAGATTCTTCCTACGCTGAAGTCAACGTCGAGCGGGCCAAGCGGATTGCTTCAGCATATGATCTATCCACCCATTCCCCCAACGACCCGAAAGTCAAAGCCAGCTACGAAGCCTTCAAAAAGGAAACGCTCGACCAGTGGAAGTACCTCGAATCGAAGGGTGTGAAGTTCGAGGCGTGGAATCAGGAGGGGCAGCCCTACAAAAACTCGGAGGAGATGAGAAACGATGTTGCGGAACATAAACATCTATACTTCTATCAGGGCGGCGATCTACCAGCCGACCACCCGCTTGCGGAAAAGGCACCTGGCACGCCTTACACGTACAATGATGTCTTCCGGGCGGTCCACGACTACTTTGGCCACACTAAAGAGGGAGTTGGATTTGGCCCTCGCGGAGAGGAGAATGCATGGCGGTCTCACTCGGTAATGTATTCCGAGCAGGCCCGTGGTGCTATGACGACCGAGACCAGGGGGCAGAACTCCTGGGTCAACTTCGGTCCGCAGGGTGAACACAACCAGGCCAATCCAACCGACACCCGCTATGCCGAGCAGAAGGCCACCCTCCTGCCCGATGAGTTCCACAAAGTTGAGCAGGCAAACGGTGCGTCCTTCGCCCCAAAGGGTGAGAAGGAATTGATGAAGCATTTGACTCCCGAGGAGCGGGAGTCACTGACCGATTCTGAAGCGAAGCGTGCTCTGGATGTCTTCCGCACTCTCCCCGCCGACGCGGAGTTCGAGGCAGCGGCCCAGGCGGGCATTGCGAAGAAGGGCTGGTACGAGAAGGCTGCGGCGGCACTCATTGATTTGTTCGGCCCCGACAGTCGCCAGTTCGCCGCCTTGCTCGCGGCGGATTCCCCGCGTCAAACGGTCGAGAAGAATTTCCGTGAAACCATCAAGGTGTGGAAAGCCTGGGACGATGCTGGCCGGCCAAACGATCCTGCCAAGATTGAAGCCCTCCTAGATGGTGTGATGGAGACCCGCAAGCCCAACATCATCCGGGCACTGCGGAGCGAACAGCTTTCCGGCCCCAAGGTCAGCAACTTCACTGAGAACGTCCGGGGCAACCTCCAGGCTGTGACGAACGATGCATGGATGGCTAAGTTCGGCGACGTTGACCAGAAGGTGTTTTCTGACAATGGCGGATACCTGGGGTATACTGCCAAGGTTCGCCGTGTGGCGAAGTCGATGGGGCTTGAGCCGGCCCAGGTGCAAGAGACCATCTGGAGCTTCTTCAAGACCTTATCGGAACGAATCAACAAGGACACGACGGGCCATGAGGCCCTGAAGAATTTGACGCATGAAGACGTGGCCGAGGCCCCTGCCTTCCACGACATGCTGGGAGACCCCGATGTCAGAGCAGCCCTCCGAGGACTTGGACTATCTGAAGAATCTATCAGCCGTGCAGAAGGGGCAGCGAAAGAGGCGGGAAGCGGCGAAGAACCTCCCAGCGGCTACGTCGCTGAAGGTCGTAAGGAAGTTCTTAACCGAATCGCTCAAAGGGCTGAAAAATTCGCAAAGCATCAGCCCTCCGAAATAACCAAAGCCCAACGGACTCTGTTCTATCCAGGCGAGAAGTTCATTGACGAGGACGTGAAGCCCCGGCTGGAGGAAGCCGGCAAGAGCTTGAAGGCTGCGTGGACCGGCGTGAAGTCGATCCTCGGTCCCCAGGTCCGCAGTGACGATGCCCGCTATGCCGCCAACACCATCCGCGAACGCGGGGCAGAATTGGCCCAGCGTAGCGACCGGCTCAACGAAGCCTTCCGCGATTCCATGAAGGCGTTCGAGAAGCTGGACGTGCCCATCACCCGTGACTTCATCGACAAGATGGAGCGGGGATTGAGGCAGACCGATCCTGCCCTTCAGCCCGCAGCAGACGCCCTCCGTGCCATCCTGAATGACCGGCTGGCCCAGGTGCAGGCCCTCGGCACTGGCAAGCTGGCCAACTTCATTGAAGACTATTTCCCCCACCTGTGGAAAGACCCGGCGAAAGCCAAGTCGGTCTATGGGGAAGCGATTGCCAAAGCTCCTCTGGAGGGGAAGAAGGGCTTCCTTAAACAGCGGACATTGAAGCTGTTCTCGGATGGCATCAAGAAGGGATTAGAACCCGTCACCGAGAACCCAGTCGAAGCCGTGCTCCTCCGCGTGCGGGAGATGGACAAGTACATCACGATCCACCAGGCGTTCCAAGAGATGGGCATGAAGGGCGTGCTCACCAGGGTCAGTGCCAGGGGCGGGCTGCCGGAAGGCTACGCGAAGATCAATGACAACATCGCCACGGTGTACGCCAAGGCGAGCCGTCGCGGTGCGATCCAGATCAAAGGCTACATCGTCGCTCCTGAAGCTGTCGCCAACGTCATCAACAACTACCTGTCTCCAGGCATCCGAGGGGACAAGAATTTCGGTGGCCTATTCCGGGCGTACCTGGGTGCCGGCAACGTCATGAACCAGGTGCAGCTTGGTATGTCCGGCTTCCATCTGCTGAACACTACACTCGACTCGGCAACGTCGAAGCTGGCTCTGTCCTTCAAACAGCTTGGGAGCGGCCAATTCAAAGAGGCAGGGAAGTCTGTCGTCAACGCGGCGACCATGATCGGTCCGGCCATCGGCAACATCCACAAAGGCAACCTCGTCCTTCGGGAATGGGTGAAGCCCGGCAGCACGACGCCTGAGATTGCTCAGATCGTGGACGCGATGAAAGCGGCTGGTGGCCGCATCAAGATGGATGACTTCTACCACACCGGCATGACCGACAAGATGATGGAAGCGTTCAAGAAGGGCAACTATATCGGTGCAGCCCTCCGCCTTCCCTTCGCCGGCATTGAGCAGTCCGCGAAACCCATCATGGAGATAATCGTGCCCCGCATGAAGATGGGCGTCTTCCATGACATGGCCCGCTATGAGCTTTCCAAGATGCCGGCAGGGGCCGGGCGTGAGGAAGTGCGGGCGGCGATGGCTAAAGCCTGGGACAGTGTGGACAACCGAATGGGAGAGTTGGTCTATGACAACCTGTTCTGGAACAAAGCAGCCAAAGACCTCGCTATGGCCTCCACCCGTTCCGTTGGATGGAACTTGGGTACGCTTCGAGAACTGGCCGGCGGGGTGGCCGACCTCGGCACGATGGTTAAGCAAGCAGCCATTGACCGCAGCTTCGGCAACACCGAGTTCACGCACCGCATGGCCTACGCCGCAGCAATGCCAATCATGGCTGGCCTCGTAGGTGGCATGGTCCACTACGCCCTGGGCAACGGCGTCCCCAAAGAAGCCAAGGACTGGTTCTTCCCCAAGACCGGGGAGAAGGACAAGGAAGGCCACGACATCCGACTTGCCCTTCCCTCCTACATGAAGGACGTGCTCGCATACGGGAAAGACCCAGCGAAGACCCTCAGCAACAAGGTCCACCCCATGCTCAACACGATCATGGAGATGCTGGCGAACAAGGACTACTACGGCACGAAGATTCGCAACGAAGACGATCCGTTCATGAAGCAACTGCTGGACGAAGCGAAGTTCGTGGGCGAGCAGTTCACTCCCTTCGGCGTCCGCGAAGTTAAGAAGCTCCATGATGAAGGGCAGGGTGCTCGATCCTTACTCCCCATCATCGGCATCGTCCAGGCTCGCAGCGACATCACACACAGCGAAGCTGAATTGAAGGCCCAGGAGATTATGCAGGAGCGGCAGCCCCACGGGACGCGAACCCAGGAGGAGGCTGACCATTCCAAGAAGGTCCGCGACCTGGCCAACGCCTTGAAGGCCAAAGAGCCGAACGCTCGGGAGAACATCCGGGAGGCGATGCAGTCCGGGGACTTCACTGAAGCGGACATCCAGAACATCCGCAGCCGGCAGAAGTTCTCCGGGATGCTGGAGCGGTCGGTCAAGTCTATGGAGTTCGACGACGCAATGAAGGTATGGGAGGTCATGGACGACGGGGAGAAGCGGAGGCTTGGCCCGCAGATGTTCGCCAAGCTGCGATCCAGTAAATCCCTCAAACGGGAAGACCGGGTTGCGTACATGAAACGCCTGCAAACTGACTGGGCCAGAGTCAAGGCCGGGGCAGTGCCGCAAGGCGATGAGGAATAGCCATGCCACTGAACCTGGAAGACGCCGAGAACATTAAGAAGGTCATCGTTGACCCCGTGGTGGACGCTCTCCGTTTGGAGATTGCCCCCCTGCGGAAAGAGCTTGAGGAGCATGAGTGGAAGATCAAGGGCCAGTACGCCCGGATCATCAAGCTGGAAGGAAACCAGAAGAAGGCCCTGCTGGGTTACGCCGGCATCGTCGCACTCGTGTCCATTGGTTTTAACTCTGCCCTGGAGTGGGCGAAAAGGAAAATGGGACTATGAAACACCCTTTTGTAGTGAGGAATATCAGCGATGTTTTGCTGTTCCTTGCACTCGCATTTTTTACTGTCATCATGACAATCGCAGTTATGGCGTCCCTCGGTGGGTGCTCTGCTGCCCCGCAGCCGAACCCGGTTGAGCGGATCGAGGCCCCTCTGGTGTCGGGCCAGGCCCACGTTAAGGCAGCCGATGTTCAGCTTGCCAAGACTCCGCCGGCTGTCCCTGAAGCTCGCAGTGAACTGAAGCAGGCCGACAAGGACTTGACCCAAGCTGTTAAGGAAACGAAGGCAGTGAAGGAAGAAGTCGGTGATGCCCTGGAGAAGCTGGCTGACCAGGCGAAGGAAATTAAAGACCTGAAGGAATCGTTCTTCAGCCCCAAGCAGAAGCATCTATTCTGGTTCGGCATTGGTATCTCTGTGCTGCTGGGTATCCTCGCCGCAGTCGGCAACGTCCGCCCTGGGTGGTGGTCGCTTCCTGCCCTCTGGGCAATCAAGGCTGTCCGCTTCATCCTGTTTGCCGGCATCCCCCATGTGGTCGGTGCGATCCGCTGGTTGGTCCAGAAGCTCATGGCCTTTAAGCAGGCAAAGGTTGACCCCGCTCCCGTGCCAGCGTAAACTACGAACTGCCCTCACGGCAGCATCTTCCCTCCGAACCCCTGGTGGCCCTCAAACCAGGGGTTCTTTTTTGCCGATGAGGAAGGCATGGAGATAGTTGCAAAATTTCTTGTGGCCGCAGTAGCCGGGTTTGTTGCCATCGCAATCCTCTGGGTGATAGGATGGTGTGAGAGGAAGTGGGGCAGGTAGCTCAGTTGGTAGAGCAAGCGGCTGAAAATCGCTGTGTCGCCGGTTCAATTCCGGCCCTGCCCATTGTCATCAGAGGGAAGCCACACGTCGATGACCTTCACCCTGCCCCTCTGCTCAGCCATCAGACAGTAACCATCCTTCTCGCGGAACAGGACGTAGCCACGGCCAATCACCGTCCGCTTCCTTCCCTTGGCCCAGAGCTTAGCCTGGGCGTAGGTCTTGGGGAGGAGCGGCGGCTTACCGCGATGGATGATGACGACGCAAACAGGTTCGGGTACAGGCTCAGGCCCCGCCACTTCGATCTTCGTCTCGTTGTCGTTGGTCATGCGACAACGTACCCCGCGAATGGCTTAGGCGCAAGTCGGGTGTCGGACACCTGACACCCCCATTCTTGGCTTCTCTAAGCGGCCCTTAGATTCCCCTCACCTTTGATTATTAAGCTGGAAACGCACTTGACAGAGGACTGAAAATATAGTATCTTTCCTTCGTGATTCGCAGGTTTCCTAAGAAACTTGCAAAAGTCGAGTGACGGGCTGGTCGATACGACACCTGTTACGACACCTGGAGGAAAGATGACGCGACCGAACAAGCCACACGAAGACTTCCCCCTGTCCCCCCACCTGAACGGGCAGTGGTGGAAGAAGATCAACCAGAAGCCCTACTACTTCGGAAGCTGGAAGGATGACCCCAAGGGCGAGCGGGCCGTCAAGGACTATGACTCTCGCGTCGCTGGCATCTTCGCCGGCACCGACCATCTGAGGCAGCTTGAATCGAAGGGCCTCCCCACCGTGGGCGAGATTGTCAAAAGGTTTCTCGATCAACGCCAACTCGATGTCATCGCTGGCACCCTGAGCTTGGCCACCCTGGGTGAGTACAACACCGAACTCGGCGTCTTCATCGAATGGATCAAGCCGCAGACCGCCGTGGCCAACCTGAAGCCCGAGCACTTCGGCGGCTACGTCCAACACCTGCTGGAAAGCCGGAAGCTCAAAGCCCTCGCCCGCAAGCGAGTCCAGGCGTACATCAAGGCGATGTTCCGCTGGGCTGCCGGCAACGGCCATGCCCCCCTTCCCAACTTCGGCTCTGCCTTCAAGGCCCCAGTCACGACGAAGCAAGCTCTCAAGAAGGAAAAGATGAGGGCAGGGTTGAAGGACCACTCCAAGAGAATTGTTACGGGCGAGGAGGTTGACAAGATGCTCTCGGACGCTCAGCCGAACTTCAAGGCCATCATTCTCCTGGCCGTCAACACGGGCATGGGGCCGGCGGACCTGGGCCGGATGAAGTGGCGGCACCTGGACGGGCGGAAGCTCGACTACCCCCGGCACAAGACCGGCAACGCCCGCGTAGGCTATCTGTGGAAGAAGACTATCGCCGCCCTGGAGGACGTGAAGAAGCTGAAGCACACCCAGGCAGCTATTAGCAGAGAAGGCGGAGAGGCCCTTGTATTCGTCACACGAAAGCAGCAGCCGTACTACTGGGAGGAGAAGCGGAACGTCAACGGCAAGTTGAAGATTGTTGTCCACAACGCCATCTCCCTGACGGTCAGCCGGATTGCTAAGAGGCTGGAGCTTGAGGGTGTGACCGCGTACCGATTCCGCCACACGTTCAAGACGCTGGGCAAGAAGGCGAGGGACAAGGACGCCCTCAACCTGTGCATGGGTCACTCGGGGAACAAGGTCGAAGACGGGTACGACCATGAGGAAATTGGATGGAAGCGGATTCGCAAGGTGGCCAGGGTGGTACGCCTCCGCCTGTGGCCGCAGCCTAAGCATCAAGCAGGTACGTCTGGACAGCCGCAGATGCGGATCGTCCCCGACGACGCCCCCGGCGAGGGGCAGCAGCGGGCTGCGGGATGATGGGGGCTGGCTCAATAGCCTCCAGGGCCTCCGGGGTGATTCGCCAGTCATGGCGTACACCCCCCGTGCCGTAGTCCATGCACTTCAATCGTCCGCTCTTACAGTGATTGCGTAGCGTCTTCGCTGACAGCTTTGCTTGGGCTGCCGCTTCCTTCAGTGTCATCAATGCCATCACAGACCTCAATGTAGTTATCCCCGTGGCATAGCTGTGATGGGCTGCACCAGCAGCCTAGTGTCTTCCCTGTCAACTCCCTGCGGACCTTGGCCTTCAGCCAGGGCCGGGCGTCCAAGTACCTCTTGTGCTTGGCTACCACTTCCTCCCGCGTCCCATCTCGCCCGATGACGAACCGATTACCCCACGGTCCAGGGCGACCGATGTAAACATCAAAAGGGGCTGTCTTGTTGTGGATGGGTCATTCTTGTGGGCCTCGAAATACGCATTCAACTCCCTGTCCCATCGCCGTGCCTCCTCGGCAGCGGTGAGCAGGGCTTTACCCAGGGCCTCCGCCTGGTCCGCAGTAAAATCCATCGGCACGAAGTCAAGGTCGGAGTAGTGTGCGTGCGAACCTGCCTTCCGTTGCAGGTTGATGCCAACGTCTGGCCCTTCGCCCCACCCACAGAACACGTCGTAGGTGCTGTCAATCTCATCCTTGAACAGATTTTTGACTTCGATCTTCATGGTTTGTAGTGCCAGCTTCCCACCCGTCCGGCTTCGTCGTACTCCGCGTTGGTCACGTAGTAGGGGTTGGGCAGACCATCCTCCGGGGCAGTCTGCACTTCCAGGCTCGCCCGCAGGCGGTGGGATTCAACCATCGCCTCGACGCTCGTTCCGTAGCGTTCGGCCAGGAGGGCAATGTCAACGGGGCGAGTCCACACGTTAGTCACGGTGGCGAAGCGTTGGCCCTTCTCCAGGACGAACACGACCTCTGCCCCCTTCTTCGGCTTACGTGTCTTCATCATTCACCGTTATGGGTCTTGGCTCGCTCCGCCTCGAATCCGTTGGGGTAGCGGGCCATCAGCTTGTTCACGTTCGTCACGGCCACGTCCTCCAGGGTCATGCCGTTGACCCAGGCCAGAGCAGCCACGTACCACAGGACATCCCCCAGTTCCTTCTTGAACTTCTGGGTGTCCATCTCTTTGCCGTAAGAGACAACCTTTTTGATGATGTCGGCGACCTCTCCAGCTTCGCCGGCCACACCCAGGCCATAGTCCGCCATCCGATCCTTGTAGGTGGCACCAGGGTTGACGCTCCGCACGGCAGCGGTTTGGAATTGATTGAGAGTCATGCTGCCTTCTTTCGCTTGTCTACCGGCGACGCGGGAAGCCAGAGCGGTGCCCCGCCGTGGCCATCCTTCACCGGCTTGAACATCCCCCAAAGGATCGAGCGGCTGCCGCGTGTAATCTCTTTGCCGGCCTGCTCCGCTTTTAGGCTGGCGTCATACTGAATCTTGGCAAGCTGTATTGCGTCCCCAGTCAGCAAACCAACCTCCCCGCCGTTGTTCCACAGGGCCAGGGCGACGCCGCCGGCCTGGTGAACCTCGACGAGGGCGGCAAGCTGGTGGTACTGGAGACCATTCCCCTTCTTGTCCGGCCCGACAATGGGCAGACTTGTCTCGTGGTCCGCAGTCTGCTTCAACTCCAGGCCGATAGCTGTCCCGGCCTTGTCGTAGTAGATGCCGGCCACGTCGAAGGGGGCTTTGCCCGTCTGCACGAAGCATGGCTGCTTGCCCATCATGCCCCCCACCCGCATCGGCGGATGAAGGAAGACCAGGCTGGCCACACGGGCGTCCCGGTACTGCTGGAAGGTCTTGCCGACCTCCCGTTCAAATTCGTTCATGCTATTTCCTTCCTGCGGCGGAAGATGAAGCACCGCCTGCCGAGGTAAACGTAGATGTACTTCCGGTCCTTCATGACTCCCCAGATACGCAGCCAGGGGAAAGCACTATCAGTGAAACTTTCGTATTTCATAGCTACCTCCAGGCAAGCATGAGGACTGAGAACACCACCACCAACGCGACCGTGAAGCACCCGATGAGGTCGAGGTCGTACCACTTCACGACTTGGCCGCAGCGGTAATCTCCTCCGCCGCCTTAATGACTTCAGTGGATGGAGCGGCCATGACGATGCCCTGCTCGGCAGCCTTCGCCCGTGCCTCGTTGGCACGAATCTTGTCGAACTCCCGGTAGGTCAGCTTCCAGATGACGCGGTTGCCGTATCGGTCAAAGAGGGGCAGGAGGGGACGGGCCACGATTCCCTCGGGCCGGACCGGCTCGGTGGCCACCTTGCTGACGCCGCCGGTAATCTCGTTCAACTGCTTCTCCGTGCGGGGGAGACCAGTGACCAGGCCCAGGAACGGCACGGTCGGGATGTCGAGGGGGACGGCACGAAGCTCGTCATCGCTCATCCAGATGCCGCCGGGCAGGAGGATGTCGAAGGCTCGGAACCGCTTGCCGCTCAGCTTCAGCGGGTTCTTCTGGATTCCTTCACCGAACGCTTCGCCGTAGACGGTGACAGTGGAGTCCTTGGCGGGGTCGAGGAAGATATTCTTCCGCCATACATCCACGTCGAATCCGTATTTCAACACCTGGGCCTCGACACCAGCCGGCAACTGAGCCGCATCGGTGCGACCCTTGACGGTGAAGGTAATGACGCCGGCCAACTGGGTGACGAGCACCCGGATGTTCATGCCGTCGATCTTCTCCGTCATTGCCCAGCCGTTAATCAGCCGGTTCTCCTGGACGCGAATCTGCTTCAGGTCCAGAGCATGGGTGTCAGGGTCTCGGACGTAGAGTGTTTCGATTGACTTGTAGGATTCCACGTAAGCCTCCAGTTGATTGCGTCTGCTTCACTGACTGGCCACCAGACCAGCCGGCGTTTCCAGGTGGGCAGATGAACGTCTGCTAAATCCTTTGCCACCCAGGCGAACCATCCCCCCGGCTTCACAAACCGGGGACGGTAGACAATGACCATGTGCGGAATGCTTTGAACGCTCATTTGTAATTGCCGGTTACATATGGATCGAGGGAAGTCGCCAGGTCCAGCAGCTTGCGGGCCAGCCCGGTCCGCAGCTTCTCATAGAACGCGGCCACCTTGAGAATCGCCTTCTGGATGAAGTCCAAGGGAGCATCGACCGAGCACGACGTTCCAAAGTCGGGGTTATCCCACACCTGCTGCTCCAGGTGATCGGCGAGGGCCTGGGCCATCTCCACCCGCCGCTGTTGCATCAGAGCGATGTACTGGCCGGGCTGCTCGTCGAAAGAGGCCAGCGGACCATCAACGGTCTCATGGAAATAAATCGGAACGTGGTAAGTGACGAACGAGTGGTCGCCACCTTCTTTGGCCACGTCAACGCCGCTGGTGTAGGTCTCATCGTAGTAGGGCCGACCACCATTAAACCGCTCCGCTGTTTCCCTGGCGTGCGGGTCGGGAGTTCCTGCCCCCTCCTGGACCTCGTACAGGGCGTCCACGATGTCATCGTCGGTGAAGGTCTCGCCCTTCTCCATCAGGTCAACCGGCTCGCCAGGGAAGCGGCTGGTGAAGACGCTGGGTTCGTCGTTATCGACCAGGGCCTCCACCCGCTTCTCGGCGTACACTTCCGGCGGCATGGCACCGATCATCTTGCCCTTCACGTACTCGGCACCATTGATGTTGAAGATGACAGCGGCACCGTGGTCTTCGTCGGTGTCGTCGATGAACCACTGGTAGAAATGGCGGGCGGCGGAGGCTTTGAAGCGGTCTCGCTCCGCGTCTCCATTGGCCTTCATCCAGTTGCGTTCGCTGTACTTGATGGCCCCCCTGGTCAGAAGCTCCGCCCATCGCTTGAACATCGGCCCGTCATACACCAAATGGAAAAGTGTTTTTCCGTTCTGGGTATCACGCTGCATGCCGCTATCAAATTGCTGACGTTCCCCCGAGTCCTTCGTTTCAAAGCTCATGTTGCCCTCCGTAAGGCGTAATTATGCACCACGAATTGTGCCGCGTCCAATTATTTTTCGTTGGCGATCTTCGTCCCGATTTGAATCAGGGCGTCCATCTCCGTGAGGATGCTGTTGTGATGGAGCGGCGGCAGGCCACAGCTTCCATCCTCGCAACTGCCGGCAAGGGCAGGATTGTCTTCATACCCGATGAGCACCGCCTTCATGGGGGTGAAGCTCAGGGCGTTGAGCACTTCAAGCCCGATGGACTGGGCAAGTGCCACTTCAAACCTTGCCCCTCGGGACTTACCCCAGCCGGGCAGGAGGGCCACCGCGTCGCACTGCTCGCAGACGATCTTGGCGTCCTTGAGCATGAGGTCTCTGGCCACTTGGACTGAGACCTCGGCCCCAGTCGGACGCTCCTCCACGGCCACGCCGTCTGCCTCATCCATCTCAGCAGGGCTGAACACCCGATACCCCAGGGACCGGCCCAGGGAAGCGGCACGATGGAAAGCAGGGAAGTTGTATTCGGGGTAGCCCCGCATTGGCCCCGCGATGTAAACGGTTTTCATGTGTCTAAATCCTCGAATCGCGTAGCTGGTTTGTTGAAGCGAACCGACGCCACGCCGGTAGGTCCGTTGCGTTGTTTCATCACATGCACGTCGCACAGGCGGATGTCCTCGTACAGGTCGTCCTCTGGGTAGTGGAACATGAGGATCGTGTCCGCCTCGAACTCGATGTCCCCGCTGTCCCGCAGGTGAGACAGGCGAGGCTTCTCGCTGGTGTTGCCGGTGCGGTTCAAAGAGGAGAGTGCCACAATTGGCAGGTCCGCATCTTTAGCGGCGTTCTTGATGGACCGAACCGCCTCGCCCACCTGCTGCACGCGGCTGTCGCTGTCGCCGCCCATACGCTGGATGTAATCCACAAACCCCAAACCGATTCCGCGATCCTTCCAGGAAGTGATCGTGTCGTACACCTGAATCGCATCCAGTCCGCTCCGATCATCCACGTAGAGTGGGATTGAGGCCAGGTATTCAGCCGCCTCCACTGCCCTTTGCCGATGCTTGGCACTGGGCCATTCGCGGGTACGAAGTATCTGCATCGGTATGCCAGTCAGGCCAGAGATGAGCCGGTTACGCAAGGCCCGCTTGCCCATCTCCAGGGAGAGTATCGCCGAGGGCAATCCGTTCTGGGCAGATGCCGTGGCCCACTGCATGGCCAGTGCAGTTTTACCTTGGCCTGGGTTTCCAGCTATTAGCAGTAGCTCCGCGTTGACCGCTCCAAGAATGATCTTGTCCACGGCCTTGACCCCCGAGGGCACGAACTGCTCGGGGGGGCCGCTCTCAAAATCTTCAGCCGCCCCGCCGCCCAAAAGGTCCAACGGGGATAGTGGCTTCTTCTCTGCTTTCATTGGTCATCCTGTAGCATGCCGAAGCCGCGTTCCAAACGCTCCGCCTCGTCGCTGCCACGCTTCGTGTATGGCCGTGGCTCTAAGCCCTTGCGGTAAGATTCGATCTTGACCCGCTGGGTAAAGCCCAGGTGCTTCAGACTACGCTCGAACTTGTAGTTGGTCTTGGGGCTAGTTCCCATCTTGCTGCTGGTCATCGCCTTCACCCCCTTCCTCCTGTTCCTGGGTGGCGTTCTGCTTCCCTCCTCCGACCTTGGGGAAGATGCTGGCCTTCTGCCGCTGCGGGGCTGCTGCAACAACGGCCTTCTTGCCGCCGCTGTTCAGGAAGGCTGGACGTTTGACCTCGCCCGTCTTGGACGTGGTGGGCGTCAGCTTGCCCCGCCCCACCGCTGCCTCGCCGTCATCATCGACGGTCTTCAGGCCGAGGGCAGAGATGAGCGAACCCCTGCGGAGGTAGGTGATGGCAGCCATGTACCCCTGGGGGTCTTCCTTGCCCAGGGGAGTGACCGCCGTGGCACTGATCGACTCGCCGCTCTCGACGTGCAGCAGCAGAGTGGTCAGGGCGAGCACGTTGGGGAACTCGCTGGAAGTGGGAAGCTGGATGACCAGGACGCCATGCTTGTTGAGCACGGGTATCACCGCGTCAATCACTGTCGGCAACTCCGCGTAGGTGTTGTGGAAGTGATCGTTCTCGCCAGTCTTCTTCACTTCGGTCTGCTGAATCTCAAGCTGGGCCTTCAGCAGAGCGGCCCCGATGTTCTTCATTGTCTTTGGATCGTCCATTGCGTCTCCGTTGATTGTTAAGGGGGCACCGCCCCTGATTTATCGCTGGCCTTCAGGCTCGTCCTGCCGCTGGATGGCGGCGACGTAATCCGCGTTGACCGAGAAAATGCCCGGCTGCACTTCGACCGAACCCTGGGTAATGAAGAAGGCGGTGTCGCCTTCCTGGATGCCCTTGGCATCAGGCCCAACGGCAAGCACGGTGCCGTCCTCCAGGCCCTTCGACTTCATCTTGTCGGGCAGGTAGAGACCCCCCGCTGTCCGCTTGGGACCAGATGAGGTCTTCTGAATCACGACTCGATCCGCTGCTGCTCGCCACATATCATGCCTCCAATGTTTTCTCGCCGATGGGTCTACGCCACATCTTCGTTTGTTTGACTCGGGTGATGGCACCCGCCTTTTCCAGTATCTCGAACAGTTCCTTCCTCGCTGCCGTCTTCTGCCCCCGTGCCGCCCGCTGGGAGTAGGCCCCGAGCACCGCGTCCAGGGATAGCTGGGTGTTGTTGGTGACAACCTCTTTGCCCAGGTACGTCGTCAGGATGGGGAGGGCGATGCGGGAATTAACCTGCTTCTGCTCCTCCTCCACCAGGACGTATTCCTTGCCGTCGCCAACGTCCACTGCCCCCGTACTCTTGACCAGGTTGCGAAGCCCCAGGTTGGCCCGGTCGATGGCCTTCTTGATGACGTACATCTTGTCAACCAGGTCGCCGCGTTCCTCGGGGGTCATCTCCTCCCAGGTCTTGGCCGGCACCGTTATGTCGTCGGAAAAGATGCCAACTGCTCCAGCCCCCCAGGATCGGTAGGCGGGGCACCCACCTTGCAGAGGGCAGAATGCACACTTCCGCCCGGCGGTATAACGCAACTGCAAAACCTGGACACTGACTTCGCGTTCCCATGCCAGTAGTCCTGCAACATCCCATTCATAATTCTGGATGCTATTGTCTTCCAGGTAGATCGTGGTGACAAACACGTTGAAGATCGGGGGGCGTCCGGCTTTGTCCCAGGCTCCATAAGCATATGCCGCCATTTGATGGTAGTGATCCTCGTGCATCCGTCCGGTCTTGTAGTCCAGGATGAAAGCACGGGCAGGATCGAGTTGAAGATTGTCAATGTGCCCGGTGACGATGACGTGGGCAAGCTCGACCTCGAACTCCACTTCCGTCTGCGGAGTCTTCATGTAGAGCGACGCCTGACGCCAGGCAGTCATGAAATTGGAGACGCACATAGAAGCCCGGTCGAAGTCTTCCTGGTTGAGCCGGTCCTTGTAGCTCATCAGGTCGAAGCTGCCAGTATCCACGATGGACTGACATAGGCTGTGGATGATGGTGCCCAGGAGCGAGGTCTCGGTCTCATTCTCCACGGGCAGGATACCGTCCGGGTTCATGATGCTGTTGGTGCAGACCATGAGCATGGGCATAGACGAACTACGCACTTTGGGTTTCTGTATGGTGCGAACCGCGTAGTCGTCTGAATATCCGCTCATCTCATCCTCCACACGAACAAGCTCTCAAGCCCGAGCACGGCTAGGGGCGTGAGGCACACGAAGATGATTGTCAGCCAAGCTGCCCAGGTCATAGTTGCCACTCCAGTTTGACGCCCAAGTACAGACTCTTGCCCGCGTCCCCGTCCACGTAGGGGGAAACCTTCGGCTGTGTACCGCAGCCGGCGACGAGCAAGAGCAACACGAGGTACTTCATTGGCACCCCTGCGGCCAGAACAGATGGCCGATGAGGATGCCCACCAGGACGGCCAGGATCGGATGCTTCTGGGCTGCCTGGAGCATCACATGGGAAATCAGTTCCTTCCCGTGGATGGCCATGTAGACATCGACGACCACGACCAGGAGCAGCACTGCCAAGGTTGTCCAGCCGGTGATTTGTTTGGTGGTCATTTTTAGTTATACCAATACGTGACCCAGCGACTCAACAGCGAACAAATTGGAACCATCGCAAAAGGTACGAGGAGGCCAATCACCACAGCGACAATCCACCACAGATTATTCTTCATGCGTATACCTCCACGTACAGCGGATAGTAAATCAGGTCGGGGCGGACCAGGTGCAGCTTCCGCAGCTTAAACGATGACGATAAAAGGGTCAGGAAGATCATCGTCCCAATCATCATCCGGGAAAGCGACGTTATGCATATGGTCATCCTCATAGCACGTTTCCTTGTTCGTAGTCCTCCAATGACTCCGCAACCTTGACCGGCCTGCTGGAAATCCACAGGCTGGGGTTGTCGCCGACCATCTCCCCGAACCACACTGGGCCGTTGATCCTGCCACAGCGAATGCACGGCTCGTTGACACCGATGACGATGCCGAGGTCGCCGCCTTCGTTCCGACAGATGTTGCCTTCCTGTATCACGATCATTTGCCCAAGCTCCTGCTGACCTTGCCTTCGGCACTCAACGCCATGCCCTCGCCCCAGCTTGGAGCGGTGGACAACGACTTCACTAGGAAGGCCAAAGCCTTCTCGCCGTCCTTCTCGTCAGCCAGAGGGACGACCTCATCATGTATGTGGATGTTGACGGGATAGCCGGCCTGTTCGGCGGCAAAGATGCCCTGCTCAACAAGGATGTCACGAGCAATAGCCTGAACCACATTCTCAGTGAGGAGGCCCCCGTAAATCTTCTGTCCCGCTCCATGCTTCCACTCCATTTGATCTTTGGCGTCCTGCCATTTGCCTTTGACGTTGGTGAACTTCCGCTTGCCCTTGTACGCCTCCTGGCGGATGTTGCGGTAGTAGAGGGCACGGCCAGAGGGCAAGGTGATGGAGACTGCGTTCATGCCGATCCGCTTGAAGGTTAGCGGCCCCAGCTTCGTCTCGATGCCCTGGCGAGCACGGTGGAATGCCTTGTCGATCTTGCCCCAGAAGGCGGCGATGTTCTGGTAGGTGTCGCGGTAGCCCTTCACGACATCAGCGGCGAACTCCAGGGTGATCTTGCCGGCCTTAATCATCTTGGCCAGGTTCTTGTCCTTGGACTCCATCTGCTTAAAGAACTTGTCCGCACCCATCTGGAAGCCCAGGCCCAGGACGGCGATCTTGCCCGCCCCTCGCATGAGAATCAGGTGGTGGGCTTTGGCGGCGTCCTTCTTGTCTTCCTCGGTGGGCTTGTGGATGTCCTCGCCCAGCACGTCTGAGATGAACTTGCTGTAGATGTCGGTGCCGCTGCGGAACGCCTCGACCAGTTCTTCTTCGCCGGCCAGCCATGCCAGCACGCGGGCCTCGATCTGAGCCGCATCGACGGGCACGAAGACCTTGCCGGACGGTGCCTGGATGGCCTGCCGCACCAACTGGGCAATCAGCTTGTCGATGTCATCCTGGGCACGGTCCGGGCTGGTGAGGTTCTGGAAGTTGAACCCCCCGCCGCCGCTGAAGCGGCCTGTGTGCCCACCGTAGTAGACCAGGTGGACGGGAATACCGACCCCCCAGTCTATGTATTTCTGCATGGTGGCGAGCCGGGCGATAACAGTGGCAGCCGACCGCACGGCCAGCCTCGCCTGGATGAGGTTGCGAACCTCGGGGATGTCAGACTCGGATAGCTCGATGAATTTGGCGTCGCCCTTGGAGAGGGCAGGGATCATGGGCTGGGTGCCATCCTTGCGGGGCTTGGCTGCCTTCTTCATGGGCAGCTTGATCTTGTGCTTCTTGAGCACTTCGGTCAGGTAGGGTGGGAACTTCTTGTCGCTGGCCAGCACGTCGCGGGTGGTGCCCGAGAGGGACAGTAGCTCAGCCTGCCGCTTCGTGACAATCTCGCGGACGTTCTTCAGCTTCTCGGGGTCGATCTGAAGGGGCCGCTCCAGGTAGATGCGGATGGTGTGATCCATCAGCCAGAACTCAAAGTCGGGGTTGCTGAACTGGGGGAGCAGGCGGTTGAGAATCTGCCGTTCAATCTCCGCGTCGTTGATGGCATAGGAGATGAGGGCCTGCATCTGCTGCTCATCAGGATGCCGCACGCCCTTCATGAACTCGATCCTGCCCTTGGCCTTCAGGCCCAGCCGGGTTGCCAAGCTGGCCACGTCATTGCGGGTGCCACCCTTGTCACGGGCAGAACCCAGAACATGGTTGGCCATCAGGAGGGTATCGACCATGTAGGCTGGCCGGAACTTGTAGTGCCAGAACAGGACCGCGAAGTCGAAAAAACCCTGGTGGGCGACAAGGATGTCCTCAGAATGAGTCTCCAACCAGGCTTGAACGTCGTCGCCACTGATCCATTCGGACACGCCCGAGTCGTAGTTCACCGCCATACCAAAAACGTGAAACCGTTTGTCCAGGATGAACTGGAGGTAGGTCATCCCCTTTTGCCGCAGGTGGTAGTCCTTGTCGTAGTAGGTCTCAAAGTCGATGACTATTGTTTGTGGCACGGTGCAGTATACCTCAAGAAATGGACTCCCGCAACTTTGCCAGTACGAATTTCCTCGCCCCCCTACAGGCCGCAGAGTTTAACCCCTGCGAGCGGGGGCAGGTTGGGCTGGGAAGAACGTCTTACACATGCGGCATACAGGATGCTTAGCAAAGTATTGCCAAAGCTCGGTGATGGCCATGCTGCCGTCGCCGATGGCCACACCAACGCGGGCGGTCGATCCGCTGCGACAGTCGCCGATGGCATACACCGCCGGCAAGCTGGTCTCAAGACTGCCCGGCTCGTGCTTGAATCGGTCGCCGTCGCGGTCCACGTCCAGGCCGACGAGCACCCGCCCGTCCTTGTCCTTCTGGATTGCCTTGGGCAGCCATTCGGTCGCGGGTGTCAGGCCGTTGCACATGAAGCATTGGCTGATAGTGATTTTCTGTGGACCTCCAGCATCGCCTGATATTAGCAGGTCGATCTGGCCGTCCTCCCGTTGCGTCACGCGACGGATGGTAACGTGGTCGTGAAGCTCCACCTTGTCCTCCTCGACCAGACGGAGGATCGTATCGACGAGGTACTGCGGCATCTTCAGGGTGGACCGCATGAGCACCTGGACTTTGCTGGCAGTGGCGAACTTGGCCAAGGCGATGATGGCCTGGCCGGCGGAGGGACCGCCGCCATAGACGGCGACCTGGGTGCCGGCGGCGTTGGTGGCGAGGGTCTTCACTGGACCGTAGTGAATGTGCTTGCCCACTGATTCTCTCACACCAGGGATGTCAAGCTCGCTCCACCGATTGCCCATCGCCAGGATAACAGCATGGGCGAAGTAGCCGGCCTTCTGCCCCACTACGGCGTAGCTGGCCGGCGTCCTCTTAATCTCGGTGATGGTGTCGGCGATGATCGTCGCACCCATCGCCTCCGCCTGCCGCTTCATCAGGCCGGCGAACTCCGGGCCGGTAATCCCCCCGCCCGAGAACACGCTGTTCTCCAGGAGCGGCGTCTGTCCGATCTGCCCGCCCACGGTGCCCTTCTCAAGGACCAGGACGTTCATGCCTTCGCTGGCTGCTGCAATGGCAGCTTGCAGCCCGCCTGGTCCTGCCCCAATAACCGCAACGTCATAAATCATATTGTTGTCCTCTGCCATAAATATCGTGTACGTTAAACTTGTAGTCAACCTCTGTCCTGAAAGTCACCCGCCCCACTGGCGACAACCAATGGGGCGGGGGAGGTCACGTATGGATATTTAGCGGACCAGTACGCCGTCCTTACCGTCAGGACCGAGAGGCAGGGAAGCTGGGGATTTTGGGTTATCCCACGGCATCTGATAGCCGGTGGGCCAACCCTCCATCGGCTCAGCATGAGGAGGGGCAGTGTGCGGTGCCTCATCCTCGAACCGCTCCAGGTCAGGGTCATGATTCATACAGATTCCTCTCAAGTGTATCGCCCATCTAGCCGACAGGCCCGAACATCCGGGCTGGATAGCACCCAGCCGGGAAGTTCAGGTCAGAAGGCGGACGCGGCGACTTCGGCGGCGACGGCATTCTGGGCGGACACGAACGCGGTAGTGGCGTTGATGCCGACGATGTTGATGACGTTGCCGGACAGGATGACGGGGGCATTGAGCTTGACGATCAACAGGCGATTCTGAGCGACAGTCTGCACGATGCCGGGGCGGCTGCCGAAGTCACCCAGGAAGACGGTGCTGCCGGGGAGCGGGGTCTCACCCTCCGTCACCTTGCGAAACGACTTCTGACCCTGATCCGAATTGTCGGGACCACCATGAAAGCACATACGCATACCTCCGAAAAGTTTCTTCTCTAACAGCATCCACATTGGAGCATGATAGAGACATCCAAGCAGGGAGGACTTGGCCAGTTCTACTCCCCGCTGGGAAGTCTGCATCAGGCGACCTGAAGCTGACGTTTCGCGGCCTTCTTCGCCGCCTTCTTGGCACGGTCGGAGCGAATCTTGGCGATGGCCTTCGTGGCCGTCTTCAAGCGGGCCTTCGCGTCCTTGAGGGCCTCGGTGTACTGGCCGGGGAACGTCTTGTTCGTGGCCGTCCAATACTTCACGTCGTTCTTCGCCGAGACAAGATTGTCCTTGGCGATCTGATACGGCGTGCGTTCGGGCGAATCATCGGGACCACACATGCGAAACCTCCGTTGTCAAACCTGCCCCCCGTTTAACGCCGGGAGCTTCGCGTCGTTGAATGGAAATATACCCCGTAAATTAAATGGCGTCCAATTAAATCTGGAAATTCTTTTGCGAACAAAAGAGGCCGACCTGTATTCCCAGGCCGGCCTCCGGTTACTTGAACCCCCAGTAGAACCGAGGGTTGTTCTGGTACATCAACGTGCCCCGCGTACCATCCGATCTACGCACCGCGACGACGCAACGGTCAACAAAGACTTCGACCTCGTAGTCCCTGGCAAGAGTGAAGCTGTCCCACACCTGCCCATGCATAGCCTCCAGTTGCTCGCGTGTCTGGGGTGGAAGGCCATCCGTGGCCTCGCACTCCCGGTCAGTCAATGCCCGCGTTATACGATTCCACTCATGCTTTTCCATAACCTACCCTACGTTTGGAGCAGCAAGTACGGCCAGATAGTCGCACGCCCGGTTGACCAGCTTCTTGCCCTCGGGGTTGTCCCCTTCGGCCTTGGCCAGGGCGAACGCCATCATGTCCAAGATAGCGTTGACCTTGGGCTGGTTGGTGCCGGACACGAAACGGATCAAGGGATGACGATTGTTGTAGGTGATGATCGTCTTCAAGTCCTTCTGCTCCGCCTGGAAGAAGCGGCCTTCGTTCCCCAGGTCAGCTTCGATGAACTCCACCGTAGGGGCAGGAGGTGCGGCCAGCTTCTCGGCCTCTGCCTTCTCCGCTTCCTTGGCCTTCTTGGCTGCCTCCTCTTTGCTGGGCCGGCCCCGCTTGCCCTTGGGCTTGACCTCCTCGACAGGGGCAGGTGGATTGATGGCAGCTTCCTTGGCAGCGGCGACAACGGCCTTGCTCGGCCCCTGGATGAGACTCGCCATCTTGGCGTTGATGGCTGCCGCTGCGGTCGAATGCTTCATCTGGATCGGCTGGGCCTCAGCGGTCTCACGCGAACGCCGGCCACTGTTGGCAATCAGCTTCTCGGTCAGGCCCCGCAGCTTGTCCAGGAGCTTGTCATCGGGGTGGACGCTGGACTTCTTGATGTCCTCGTGCAGGGCAGTGCTATCGCCCGTGTAGCTCAACTCCGCTCGGAAGTGGGAGTAGCTGTGGTGGTGCCGATAGAACCCAAAGGTGTCGCCGGCAATAATCTCGCGGCCATTACGGACCACGTAGAACCCGCTGTTGTGCGGGAAGATGTTGGCCTGGGCGTCGCCTTCAGTGCCCAGGTCAGGAAGCTCCACGGCCACGAGCTTCGCCTTCGTGCCGTCACCCAGGTCGAGGGTGGTGTTGAGCACCGTTTCAGTCTCGGGATGATCGAGCATGAGCGGATCGTATCGTTCCACCTTGCGACCGTTGACGGTGATGTTCACACCCTGGGCCAGGAAGTGGCGGTAGACCTGGCCGAGCTTGACGCGAAGGTTCTGGGCGAACCTGGCCACGTTGCTGTCGTTGATGCGGTCGATGCGACTGAGGCGGACGATGGTGCCGTACTCATCCACCGTCTCAAGCACCCGCTTGGAGTCCGCCGGCTTGAGGGTGATGACGAACCGATTCTCCCGCTCAATCGTGTCCACGTCGAAGCTCGCCTCATATGCGGCTTGCCCCTTGACGCGGGACAGCACCCAGATGTTCCTGGCGAGGGAGATGGACGCGGTGATGAGACCCATACCGAACTTGCCCAGGCGTTTCGTAGGGTCGTACTTCTCCACCTGGCTGCCCAGCTTCAGGGCCTCGGCAAGGGTCTTCTCATCCATGCCCTTGCCGTTGTCGATGATGTCCACCGTCCGGTCTTCACCCACTTCCTTGATGTTGACCGTCACCTTCTTCGCCCCCGCGTCCAGGCTATTGTCAATCAGGTCCATGATGGAACTGAATGAGTCATAGCCCATCTCACGAAGGGCATGGATCGTCCGGCCCGCGTTGGGCTGGACCTCTGTGTAGATCGGGGCGGATGGTGATGCCACCGCCTTCTTCTGCTTCGCTGCCACTGGCATGGTAGCCTCCGAATCGAGTTGTTGTAATCCTGCTCGCCCGAACGCCGGACAGCAGGATTACTTAAACCCATCGTACACTCTATCGGCAAGATGTCAACCAGACCATTTGACTTTCCGGTATTCCTGATTCCAATAAAGTGGGCCACCCATTTCGGGGTGGCCCAATATCAGACTTCAAGCATGCACTTCTGGGTGTACTCACCCGCCTTCTGCTGCCCCAAGATCGGCAACAAAGGTTGCTGCACTGGCCGGCAGTAGAGGCCCAGGGCCGACAAGCGGCCACTGTGGCTCACTGCGAACCGATGCAGGCCCAGCCATTCCTTGTCCGAGATGAGGGGCAGGGTTGGCGTCGGTGTCCCCCACAGCTTGGCTGCTCGTGCCCAGGCCCATACTCTCCTGGGGTTGTCGTATGTCCACCGATAAATCCAGGTTCGCAACACTTCCTCCCTGGCCTTCAGCCGCAGCTTCAGGCCGCTGATCCAACGGGTCGTGTTGACCTTCAGGCCCCGTTGCCAGCGAAGGTACGCTTTGGCCTTCTGCGGCCAGGCCCGCCAATAGTCCGCTGTGTGTTTCATGGTTGCTCCTGCGGCTTCGCCGCCTATGGTCGAGGTCGCGGTTGATGGCCCGGACGATCCACGAGGATCGGTTGAGCGGGGCCTGCCGCGTCCGTTGTCGTTGTGTGGCCACCGCCTCATCCACCAGGGCGAGAAGATCGGTGGAACAGACGATGGAAACGATGACCGAGTTTTTACGCCACTTCTGATTACGCATGTTTCATCTGCTTCCGCCTCATGCGGCGATACTTGGCCCACTGTCGTCGAGCATACTTGGACAGACTCATTTGCCCTTTGCCTTCCTCGCGGCCTTCTTGGCGTTCATCTTCTCCATCCGCAGACGGGCAGCTTCGGTGTAGGCTGCACGCAAGTACGCCATGCCCCAGGGCAGCTTGAGCACCTGCCTTGTGCCCTTGAGGCGTATCAGCAGGTTGGCCGGCGTCTCGGCCACGAGATAGGCCCGACCAGTGTAGCTGTCCACCATGCCCGTTTGGTGCCAGGTGGGGTTGATCTTGAACTTAATCTCTGTCACTGGACCTCCAGACCATCGCCCCTCATCCCAGCCACCAGGCCGGCAATGTAGCGATGCTCGACCACCAGGGCGTTTCCGAAAAACTGGTGGTCCTCGGATACGTTCTGCTCGATCCATTCCTTGGCGTCCGATGTCAACGGTGTCACCAGGAAGATCGAACCCTGATCAGACACGGTGGCGTCGATGATCTTTGGCTCGACCTCACCATGTCCGGTCTTGAATTTACGCTTGGCCATATTGACCTCCTATGCTGCCTCCACAAGGTTCTCGGACTCATCTGACGCGAATATCTCTGCCCCATTCCTGTAGATTGCAAACCCTGGCCAGGCACGGCACAGGAGTTTGACCACATAATCGAACCTCCGCCGATCATAGCTAGACATGCTGAGTGATATACGCTTGTCCGCATATGACACCCGGCCTTGGGCATAGCCTTGGGCCTCGTACCAGGATGCCGGCACCGATGCCTGAGACTCGTAAGGTCGTCCCAGGCAGTTGTAGTGGGCTGGGCCGGTCATGCTATCCTCTTTTGGCCCGAAGCACTTATAGATGGTCGATGCCCTCCACAAGTTGGGCAGACCAGGTGCCCAGGCCCATAGCTCGGCCCGCTTCTCGTGATGCCCGATGTCGGTATAATTCACGTACATAAGACCTCCAACATCCAGGCACCCCTTGTGGTCGCAGTGGTCGCCTCTCATCCACCCGTTGCCCAGAAGGTGCCTGGAAGTTGACTGTCTACTGCCCCGCTTCTGCCTTCGTGACCTCGAACGTGCCCAGGTTCATCCAGCCGCGTTTGCGGCGTCCTTCCCCCGGATACTTCGCATCCCATTCCGCAGTGGTTAGCGGTCGCAGCACGTCGCCACGAAAGCCGCCATCGGCCAGTTCCTCCAGGTTCGTCACTTTCGTCCCGCCGGCCTTCTTCTTCAAGGCTGCCACAATGGCAGGCTTGCGAGGGTCGGTGGACTTAACGTGTTTCGCCATACAGACCTCCGTAGTTTGTAGGTTAAGCAACTCCCACCTGGTCTCGGGGTTGGCTATCCAGACCAGGAAGGTGTGGCTCAACTGTTGCACGCCACCAACGCCACGCATCGTCCCGCGACACGCACCTTATATCGTTGCACTGCCCGCCTTGGCGGACGTTTGGGCGAGACGCTGGGTGCCAGGTGCGGACCGACACCGACGCCTATGCCCATCTTAATTGGTTCGTACTTCTGTCTCATTTCGTGACCTCCATTGTTTGGGTTGATGTCACACCATCACATACAAATCGCCTGGCGTCAACCCGATTTTCAATTTCACCAGAGCAACAAGGTCCAGATAACAAACCACAAGAAAATACGCCGGTTCATTCGTTCCTCCGATAGCACGCTTCCCGGAACCTGTCCTCGTCGAACCTGGGGTTGTCACGGCCCAGCACTGCTGATAAGGCGGTGATTGTGGAGTACCACACATTCTCCCTGGCTGCGTGCTCGTTCTTTGTCCACACCCTGCCCGATAACATCACGTCGATAGGCAAGGGGCGTGTTGCACGTATGGCCTCCGCCAACGCCTCATAATCTTTTTTACTCATATACCTTTACCTCCAAGTTGTATGTCCTCAGTCCGATAGTCTGCACCACATGCACGGCCTTCTGGTTGAGCAGATGACCGATAAATTGTGCCAACTCATGGGCGTCAATCTCCGCCTGATAACCTGGTCGGCTGCCCACTGCGGCATCCGTGTCGAGCACCAGCACACGCGATTCCTCGACCACCAGGTTGTCTCCATCCAGCCATGCCCCTTGGCCGGCCAGTATGTTGCACCCGCCAAACCGGCGGCATGCTTCGACCAGGATGAGCTTCTGGACCTCGGCCACATGCTGGGCGTCCAGTGCTTTCCCATTGCGGTCAAATCCAACTCCATATCCAAGCTCGAATCGCATGGTATTCTCCTCAGCTTGCCGACCTGCTAATAGCAGTTCATGCGGTAAGCTCGTTGAACTCACGTTTGCTTATCTCGGTCGCCTCTACATGCTGGAACTCATCGCCCTCTTGCTCAGCGAAGGCTTGCAGGGCGGCTGACTCATGCTTTGCAGCGGTGTAAACCACCGCCACAACTGCGGGATCATTCCAGCCATCGACCTCGTAGTATCTCATCGTGCCTCCGTTGTTGGTTACTCATTTCATTCACTGCCCGAGTATCCAATACGCAATTCGCGTTGTCAAATCCCCTGCCCATTATTTTCCTAAGTTTAACTGGGCCAATGGTTTATCTCCCCAACTATTTCCGCCTGGTCGGATGCACCAGGGCAGCACAAGTCCATATACCTTTACCAGGGAACGGTATGATGCACCAAAGCAACACCCGATGATGCGTGGAAGCAACAAGCGTTAAAGACGGCTTATTCCCCCAACTGCGTAATTCCTATTATCGGACCAAAAGGGCA